TGTTCATGAAGGAATTTTAAATCATGATAATGTACATCCAGATACTTTACATACAATAGCAGAAAAATCTAAACATCCTCGTATTCATCAAGGAATTATAAATCATCCAAATGTACATCCAGATACTATACATACAATAGCAGAGAAGTCTGATGATCCTAATGTTCATGAAGGAATTATAAATCATGATAATGTACATCCATATACTTTACATACAATAGCAGAAAAGTCTGATAATCCTAATGTTCATGAAAATATTATAAAGAATAATAATGTACATCCAGATACTATACATACAATAGCAGAGAAGTCTTATGATTCTGATGTTTATGAAGGAATTATTCGTAATAAAAAGGCATTAGATAAGACATTGCAGACATTAGCAGAAAAGTCTAATGATCCTTATATTCATCAAGGAATTCTATATCATGATAATGTACATCCAGATACTTTACATGAAATTGCTAAAAAATCTAATCATCCTTATGTTAATAGAGCAATTTTAAGTCATCCAAAAACTGAGCAAAGAACAAAAGATTTAATTAACTCTAAAAATCTTTAAACTTTTTTAAATTGTAAAAATTTATTTTCAGCTTTTAGTCCTTGATAAGTATTATTATTAAGTAATTCTAAGATATTAATGTTATTATTTAATATAATTTCATTAATATCTTTTTGTTTTATATCATAAGGCATTATAACAATTTTCTTATTTGCCTTTATAATTTTCTTATAAACTTTTAAAACTTCTGAATTCCTAGATTCATTATCAGGAACATAAACAATATTTAAACTATCAATAAACTTCTTAGATAAAACTTTATCTATAATTAAAAGATCTGAAGTGTTTACAGAAATACAATTGTCTATAAATAAACTATCAATTGCTCCTTCTACAACATATAAAACTTTATTTAAATTAATTTTATAATTTCCTTTATAATCATATAATCCAAATATAAGAGCATTTGAATCATCAACTTTTAAATTTATATATCTCTTCTTCGCATTTCTATCTAAAGCTCTTGCAATAATTCCAGAAATATTTCCATAAGAATCATAACAATTCATTATAATTCTTTTTTCTTCTGAAAAATTAGAATCTTTATACTTCTCAATCTTACATAAATTTTTAAAATTTTCTATAACATAAATATCATTATACATTTTCTCTGGAATCCTTCTAGACTCTAAATAACTTATAACATCTTTATGTTCTGTGCATTTCCTTAATAAACTCTTAATATAATCAGAATCTTTAGAAGTAACTTTCTTTTCCTTATATTCTACACTATTAAAACTTCTATCTCTAAGTTTTTCTAAAATATATTCTCTATAAATATCAGGAAAGTACTCTTTTAAATAATTAGAAAAACTCATCGTAATATTACAATTAAAACAATGAAATATATAAGAATCCCTTTCGGTAAACCAAGCCCTTGTTAAATATTTACGAGTTTTAGAATCTCCACAAATATTACACTTGAACGTAAACTTTCCATTAAGATCTTTGAAGTTTTCTAAATAACTCGAAACTTTTTGAATATATTTTGATTCGTTCATTTTTTTTAAATTAGAAATTATTTTTTTTATAAATATACATAATAAGAGAATATACAACAAATTTTTCATAAATCAAACAAATTATGGCAATACCAAATTATCCTTCTGTAACTATTACAGAAAAAGATCTATTAACTAGAATTGCTACAGGTGATAATACTTCTTATGGAGGTATAGCAATTAATAGTACATGGGGGCCCTGCGAAGAAATAACTTTAGTAACTACAGAAAATGATCTTGTAAGTTATTTTGCAAAACCTAATTCTAATACTTATGTAGATTTTTTCACTGCTTCAAACTTTCTTACATATTCCTCAGCTCTAAAAGTTGTTAGAGTTTGTGATAGTACTGCTAAAAATGCTGCTCAAACTACAGCAGTTCAAGTTAAAAATTCTTCTGAATATGATACAGCAACATTAACAAGTTCTGGTGCATTTATAGCAAGATATCCAGGAGCTAAAGGTAATTCATTATTTATAGCAGCTTGCGACAGTACTGCATCTCTTACAGGTAATGTTAATCCTACTTCTAGTATTTATGGAACTTGGTCAAGTTATTTTTCGGCACTTCCAGGAACTTCCCCAAAAGCTACAAGTATGGGAGGTTCTTTAGACGAACTTCATATTGTTATTATAGATGCTAATGGAGCTTTTACAGGAAATAAAGGAACACTTTTAGAAAAATATGCATATCTTTCTAAAGCTATTGATGCTAAAAAAGAAGATGGTTCCGCAAATTATTATAAAGAAGTTATAAATCAACTTTCACAATATATTAGAACTGGTGATACTTATATTTTAAATGCTAATAGTATTGCAACTCTTTCAAATTCGTTTACTACATATGGAAACGTTGCTATGACTCTTACAGGTGGTATTGATATATCTTCTTCTAATACTGCAATGTATGTCAATGCTTATGATTTGTTTTCTGATAAGAAAACTGTTGAAGTTTCTCATATTATGGCAGGAAATATTGCAAATACTTCTATTCAATCTCTTATAACTCTTGCAGAAACTAGAGGAGATTGTATAGTTTATTGTTCTCCAAATTTTGCAAGTGTTCAACCAGGTCAAACACAATCTACAATTGCTACTAATATTAATAATATTAAAACTAATGGTATAGGTACAAGTTCTTCTTATTATGTTATGGATGGAAACTGGAAATATCAATATGATAAATATAATGATACTAATAGATGGATTCCTTGTAATGGAGACGTAGCAGGACTTAAAGCAAAGGCTGAAAAGGATAATGATAGTTGGTGGAATGGTTCTGGATATAATAGAGGAATTATAAAGAATTGTATAAAACTTGCATGGAATCCAAAAGATACTTATATGGGACAGATTTATCAAAATTCTGTAAATCCTATTATTTCTGATGCAGGTCAATTTGTACTTTTAGGAGATAAAACAGGACTTACAAAACCTTCTGCATTTGATAGAATTAATGTTAGAAGTCTTTTTAATACTCTTAAAAAGAAAATTGGAGATTATCTTAAATATGGAATGTTTGAATTTAATGATGAATTTACAAGAGCACAGTTAAAGGCATATGTTGATACTTATCTTACTTCTATAAAAGGTCGAAGAGGTATTGAAGATTTCCAGGTAGTTTGCGATCTTTCTAATAATACTGATATTGTTAGAGATAATAATCAACTTGTAATGGATTGTTATATTAAACCAACAAAATCTATCAATTACATTTCTTTAAATATGATAGCAGTTGGAAGTACTGTACAATTCTCTGAAGTTGTAGGAAGAGTTTAAAATATTTTAAATAACTATGAAATCTATAGAATTTAATTCAATTTTTATGGGCAATACCGTCAGATATATAGCAAAAGCTAATATCGATGGCAAAGTTTATTCAAAACTTTTATCATTAAATGAATCTAAATATTTTTCATTACTTAATCAAAATGAAAAAATAAATTTTGCTAATAAACTATTTTTAACAGAAGAAAAAGTTCAAGTTCCAGAAATTTCTAATGAAATTTTTGAAAATCCTTTAAAAGAAGCTTTATATCAAGTTGATTGGAAAAAAGGTAATAGAACTCATACAACTGTTATAAAAGCCAATTCTGAAAGAATTGCGATTGAAAGGATTCATAATCAAGGCGGAGATGTTTTAACTTTACAAGAAATTGGTAACGGAAACTCTAATACTTATAAAAAAGCAGCTGGAGTTTATGAAAGTGTCAATAATAATATTAAAAGATTTAAAAAATTCTTAAAAACAAACTAATATGGCTTTAAATGTTCAAAGTTTTCGTGCACAACTTAAAGGAGACGGAGCAAGACCTTCTCTATTTAGAATACGTTGTATTGCTCCTAATTATTTAAACTTTCCTATAGAGAAATTCACATTTATGGCAAATGCTGCCAGTCTTCCAAGTTCTCAGGTAGGTGAAAGAATTGTTCCTTATATGGGACAAGATATTAAAATTGCTGGAGATCGTGTTTATCCAGATTATGAAATTCAAATTCTAAATGATGAAGGATTTGAAATTAGATCTGCTTTTGAAGCTTGGTCAAATTCTATCTCTCAATATACTCGTAATGATGCAGTTCGAGTCGACGGAGCAACTTCTGATCCTTTATCGTATGTTGGTACTATTTTTGTAGACCAATTAGGAAAAAATGGAAGTATTATAAAAACTTATAAACTTTATAATGCTTGGCCTGCTTTTGTATCTGCTGTACAACTTGCATGGGCTGCTAAAGACGACATCGAAACCTTTTCAGTTTCTATTAGATATGACTGGTTGGAATCCGTCGGAACAACTTCTTAATTTTTTAAAACAAAATTAAAAACTATTATCCTAAGTGTTTTAAATGGCACTTAGGATTACTTTTATAATAACTTTCTATGATAACTTATAAACACTTTCTATCACTTCTTCAAGAAGCTCTTGAAGATAAACTTAAAATCCTTAAAGATAAATTTAAAGATATTAACACTTCTCATGATCCTCAT